TGGAATATATTTTTAGGAATAATATTAAGTTGTCTAGGAGTATTATCAATAGCTTTTACTCTTTTTATTTTAATTACAATTATAGATACAACTAGAAAGCAAATAAAAAAGAAATAGGAGAATTTATTATGAAATTTGAGATAAATAACACAGAATGGACAATAAAAGAAGTAGATGAAGCAACAATGAACAATGAAATGAAAAATGATTATACAATGGGAGTAACTATATATAAAACACAAGAAATATTGCTATTAAAGGACCAAGCTAATTTGATTAAAACTTTAAAACATGAGCTTATTCATGTTTGGCTATACGAATATGGACATGCACAAAATGATGAAACTGAATACAACTATGAAGATATATGTGAAATAGTAGCAAGCAGTAATGATTTTATAAACGGAATAGTAGAAAAATATAAAATTAATAAATTGTTTCCAGGAAACCCTTCAACTATACAAATACCAAAATTAACTATGAATTGATAATAAGAAAAAGAAAGGAGTAATCTTATATGACAGATGCACAAAAAAGATTTTGTGATGAATATTTAATAGACCTTAATGCAACAAGAGCATATAAGGTTGCTTATCCAAACTGTAAGAAAGATGAAACAGCAAGTGCAGCAGGAAGTAGAATGTTAGGAAATGTTAAGGTTCAAGAATACATATCTAAAAAGCAAAAAGAAATAGAAAAGAGAACAGAGGTAACACAAGATATGGTAATAAAAGAGTTAGCAAATGTTGCATTTTCTAACGGAACAGATTTTGCTCAAATAGTAGAAAAAGAATATGAAGAGAATATATATGATGAAGAAGGTAATTGTATAGGAACTAAACCTAAAAAATATAAATGTCTAGAATTAACTAATACAAAAGACTTAACAGAACAACAAAAATCAGCAATAGCAGGAATAAAGCAAACCGCAAATGGAATAGAAATAAAAACAAATGATAAAGTAAAAGCTCTTGAATTACTAGGAAGGCATCTAGGAATATTCAACGATAAATTAGATTTAAATGTAAAAGAAAAAGAAGAAAAGAAAAATGCTATATCTGATATATTAAGCCAAATGCAGAGTGTAGATGATGAACAATGTTAAAACTAAGTCAAAAATACAAAGAGTTCTTACAGACAAAATGTAAAAGAGAGTTTTTAGAAGGAACAACAGCAGCAGGAAAAACAACAGTTGGAATATTTAAGTTTATGTGTATAGTTGCTGATTCGGATAAGAGATTTCATCTTATCGCAGCAGATGATGTAGGAACAGCAGAAAAAAATATAATAAATTCTGAGAATGGATTACTAGATCAATTTGAAGGTATAGCAGAATATTATCCAAAAGGAAAAGACAAAATAAGATTACCACATATAGAATATGAAACTAACAAAGGAATTAAAATAATCTATGTATGTGGTTATGGCGATAAGAAAAGATGGAAAAAAGTATTAGGTGGACAAGTTGGGTGTGTGTACTTAGATGAAGTAAACTTAGCAGATATGGAGTTTATGAGAGAAGTAACGCATAGATGTAAGTATATGATGACTACATCTAACCCAGACGATCCTAATCTTGATATATATAAAGAATTTATCAACAAAAGTAGACCAATAAAAAAATATGAAAATGATTATCCAATAGAATTGTTAAAAGAGCTAAAAGAACCACATGTAAAAGGTTGGGTACATTGGTATTTTACTTTTAATGATAATGCAACACTCACAAAAGAGGATATACAAGAGAAGATAGATGCAACACCAATAAGAACAAAGATGTATAAAAATAAAATATTAGGTTTAAGAGGAAAAGCAACAGGTTTATGCTTTAACTTAAAACCAGAAAACATTATTACAGTAGAACAAGCCAAGAAAATGAAATTTAAAATATTTTCTATTGGATGTGATACGTCATACTCAAAAGAAAGTCACGATAAAGTAACGCTAGAAGGAATAGGAATAACAGTAGATAATAAATGTGTTCTGCTAAAAGAAAGAACATTTAATAATAAAGATAGAACAGTACCATTTGCTCCATCAGATGTAGTTCAATGGATTGTAGAATTTATGGAAGAGTTTAAAAATGAATGGGGATTTGCTAGAACATGTTTCATAGATAGTGCAGATCAGGGAACAATCATGGAAGCTCAAAAGGCTAAAAGACAAAATGGTTTAATATATGAATTTAAAAACGCATGGAAAAAAACAAAAATAATTACTAGGGTGCAACTAGAAGAAAGTTGGTTGCAAACTGGTGATTTTTTAATTGTTGATACATGTGCAGATTATATCAATGAATGTAATGTATATTCATTTGACGAAGATAATCAACCAGAAGACGGAAACGACCATAGTATAAATGGTTGTCAATATGCTTGGTTACCATATAAGAAGAAAATAGGTAACTGGGAAATATTAAAGAAGTTAATCAAAGATGATGTGGAGGAATAAGGGATGAGAACTTATACGTTTTACTTAAAAAATGGACTTACATTTAAAGTTAAGGCAGAAAGCATCAAAACAACTACAAGTACAATAACAGGAGGAATTGTTGGGTATGAAATTAAAGGTATGAAAAATTTTATAGAAGTAAATATTACAGAAGTTGTTGCAATAGTAGAGGATTTGGAGGAATAACATGGGCAAGTTAAATGACAAATTAAAAGATGTAGTTAGAAACTGGTTAAATATTGTACCTGCTCCTGGTGATACTATAACAATACAAGAAACAAATACATTTGAAGGTAATTGTTTTAGAAACCTGCTATGGTATAGAGGAGACGCATCAGAATTACATCAATATTATACCCAAACAGACGATATGATGGGTAATGCTAAATTCTGGGCATCAGATACAACCAATGATTTGAAAATGAGAAAAATACATACTGGATTACCTGCAATGATAGTTGATATGTTAGCAGACATTATAATAGATAGTTTTAATAAAATAACAGTTGAAAATAATAACGACGCACAGAAAAACTGGGAAGATATAGCAAAAGAAAATGACTTTAAAGAAGTTGTTAAACAAATGATTATAGATGTATTTGTAGAATGTGATGGGGCTTTTAAAATTAGTTATGATACAGACATAAGTAAATATCCTATAATAGAATTTTATGCAGGAACAAAAGTGGACTATGAAAAAACAAGAGGGAGAATAACAACAATAATATTTAAAAATATTTATGAAAAAGAAGATGCAACATATATTCTAAAAGAAAGATACTCAAAAGAAGGAATTAAATACGAACTATATAAAAATGGAAATTATGTAGAAGATTATAAATCAATACCAGAAACAGCAGAATTAAAAGAACCTACAGATGTTAATTTTATGATGGCAATACCTGTAATGTTTAATAAGTCTAAAAAATATAAAGGTAGAGGACAATCTATATTAGAGAAGAAATTAGATGCATTTGATAGTTTTGATGAAGTTTGGTCGCAATGGGTAGATGCTATTAGAGATAACAGAACAATAACTTATATTCCAGAGGATTTAATCCCAACAGATAGCAATGGAAATATGCTGGAGCCTAATACATTCGATAGAAGATATGCAAAAATAGGAAGTTCTACATCAGAAACAGAAAGCGATAAGATAACAAGGGAAAATAGTGACTTTGACTATGAAGGGATGTTACAATCCTACATTACAGCATTAGACTTATGTTTACAAGGTTTGATAAGTCCATCAACATTGGGAATAGATGTTAAAAAATTAGATAATGCAGATGCCCAAAGAGAAAAAGAAAAGGCAACTCAATATACAAGAGGAAAAGTAATTGATGTGCTAGAAAAAGTTATTCCTAAACTGGTTGAGGTATGTTTAAAATGTTACGATTTAGCACAAGATAAAACAGCAGGAGATTATGAAGTAAGTGTAGATTTTAAAGAATATGCAAATCCAAGTTTTGAGGCAATAGTAGAAACTGTTTCAAAGGCTAGACCAGGGCAAAATGTCATGAGCATAGAAAAAACAGTTGATACAATGTATGGCGATAGTATGACAAAAGAAGAAAAAGAAACAGAAGTAAAAAGGCTTAAAGAAGAAAGTGGAGTAATACAAAAAGAAGAACCTAATATAATGAACCCCATAGAGTAGGTGATTAAATGCAAGAGGATTATAATATTGAAAAAATATTTGAACAAATAGAAAACGATTTAATATCATCTATGAAAAGAACTCTTTGGAGTCACAAAGAAGATGAAAAAACAAAAGGTTTTAACTGGCCACAATGGCAAGCATTGAAACTAAAACAAATAGAAGATTTTAGAAAAAATAATCAAGAAATATTTAAAAATTACAATCAAGACATAAGATATGCTACAAAAATACAAATGAAAAAGCAATTTAGAGAAGGTGCAAGTAGGACTAATAAAGAAGCTATAAGAGCGGGCATAATAAAAAAAGAAGATTCACAATTAAGTGGATCTTTCTTTGGATTAAATGACAAAAAAATAAAAGCATTAATGAAAAGTACAACAAAAGATATTAATGATGTGAAATATGCTACTTTAAGAATGGCAAATGACCAATATAGACAAATAATATATAAAGCCGAGGTATATGCTAACACAGGAGCAAAAACAGTAAAACAAGCAATAGATATGGCAACAAAAGACTTTTTAGCAAGAGGATTTAATTGCATAGAATACTCGAATGGTTCAAGGCACAATATAGCAGATTATTGCGATATGGCCATCAGAACAGCCAACAAAAGGGCTAATCTAATGCGCGAAGGAGAAATGCGAAAGAAACTAGGCAATCCATTTGTGT